AGACAAAGGTTTAATAGATGAGTGGAAAAGCAAGAAAGTGGTTCAGGCTTGGATCGAAGAAGGCAAGCAGCTAAAGGATCTGGACCCGCTACTCCAGAAACACAAGGGGATGTTGGAAGCGGAGCGTCGGGCACAGGAGCTTCTTGGGGAAGCTGCGGAACAGGCTCGTTGGAAGGAAATTCAGGCATTGGCGAATGTCGGCGATGCTTACAAGGAATTCCGCGCCGCTTCTACCGATGAAGAAAAGCAGCGAATCGCAGAAATGATTTACGCGAGCAAAAAGTGGCAGGATGCCTATCGACTGTCGTTGGATGATTACGCAGCGCACGCAGCAAAGGTTGGCGGGCAGGTGTACGATGTGATGACAGATGCCCTGTACAAGACGGAAGATGCCTTGATGGAATTCTGTATGACGGGCAAGGCGAGCTTTGCCGACCTCGCCAATTCTATCATAGAAGACATCATGCGGATCTACGTCCGTTCGCAGATCCTTGGTCCGATTGCGGAAGGTATTGGTCAGGGCGATTGGTTGACGAAAGCAGTTGGTTTTGTGGGCGGCATTTTATCCGGCGGTAGCGGTTTCGCAGGTCCGACACATATCGGGGCGGGAGGAACTACGGCCTTTAATATGGCCAAAGGCGGTTTCCTGCCCAACGATACCAGTCATGTAAATAAGGTGCTCACCAAGCCTACCTTTATTCCCTTTGCCGCAGGGGGCGTGCTTGCGGGCGAAGCAGGCAAGGAAGCCGTCATGCCGCTTACTCGCACCAGCTCGGGCAATTTGGGAGTGGAAGCTATTGGTCTGAAAAGGGGTCAAGGTGTTACGGTCAACATTCACGAAGCTCCCGGCACTCGCGCCAATGTGCAAACTAGTGATGACGGGATGAGCGTGGATGTGTTCATTGAACAGATTGAAAACACTATTTCCGGTCGGATTTCTCGGGGGACCGGGCTTGGTTCTTTCCTTGACAGCCGATATCGTAGGAGGATGTGATGGCTGCTGTAGCATGGCCAGAAACATTGCCAGCGCCACTACATGAACATTCTCAGGAATACGTCAATGGACTTGCAAATCCAGATGAAGTGCTATGGCCGCAAAGGGTGCGTCGCATCCCGGATTTGAAAGATTCTCTTAGGTGGGTATTCACTCAAGAGCAGATGGAATCGTTTCGGGATTTTTTCTACACCGATTTGAATGCGGGCTGTGCCTGGTTTTCGGCTGATTGGGTGTCTTTGCTTTTTGATGACGCGGATTATGTGCGGTTTGACGGGGTTTATTCCAGTCAGTTGATAGGCGATGGCTTGTGGTCGGTGTCTGGTGCGGTGGAGGTCATGCGGATATGACGTTAACTTCCTGGCCAAGTGGGGTGTCTGCGCCAAGCGTGGGCGATTTGCGGATTATTCCCACAGAATCTGTCAAGATCCGCAGGTTGGAAAGTGGCCGAGTGGAGGTTCGTCGGTTTGGTTCAGGAGCACCTTACCGTTTCGAGGGCAGCATTGAGATGAGTCAGACAGAATATGAGACATTTTGTCAATGGTACGAAGGCGACCATGAGCTCGGCACAGTGTGGAGCGAAGCGGATTGGCTATCTACCATTGGATTTTCTTCCGATACTTATGTTGTTCGTGTTATTGTGCTACCAAAGGCAGCTCGGCACAACGGGCACCGGGCAACGGTTTCTTTCAACTTACTAGTGCAAGATAGGGCAAAGGTAAGTGAAGCGTGACGCGGCTCGTATATTTACCGACATCTGTAAGTTGGCCGGAGGGGGTTCCGCCCCCACTACGGTGGAAGGTTGGCACGTCTCCGCTGCCCACGGTAAAATCACGAAGAACAGAAAGTGGAAGAACCGAAGTTCGTCGGTTTGGTTCAGGGGAACCAGACAAATTGGAGGCCGTGTGGCTACTGACCGCAAGCGAGTACCAAATTTTCCGTCGTTTCTACGAAGGTCCGCCTTGGTACGCAGAAGACGGCGTGCGGCTGGATTGTCAATTAGGCACCGTGTGGATAACGGCGGATTGGCTTTGGGAACTCGGTTATTACCATCACGAGATCCGTTTTTGGAGTTCCCCCCGAGTCCGGCGCTTTGGCGCAGCGGTGGAAGTTACCGCGACCATGTTAATTCAGCACGAGGATCGCATTATGCGGGAATGGCCACTATGGGAATGGACTTGTTTTCCAATGGCGGCCCGCGTCACCCATTTTTACTCCGAGCAGTTGATTCACGGACTTTCGACGGCACGGGTAACGGATTTATACAGCGAGCAGTTGATTCACGGACTTGCGAAGGTTCGGGTAACCCATTTCTACAGCGAAGTCCTTTACCTTCCGAAGGCAAAGCCGCGGGTAACCCATTTCTACAGCGAAGTCCTTTACCTTCCGAAGGCAAAGCCGCGGGTAACCCATTTCTACAGCGAAGTCCTTCGGGAAGGTGGCGCTGTTGCCAGGACCACCCGTTTTTACGCAGAAGTGCTTTTCAGTATTCCGTGGGGCGGAGGCCCCGGCAGCGAAGGAGGAATGTTTGATGGTATTTGCAGGGTTGCTTCCAGAGGGGTTTCTTTACTGGATGGCCGGGCGCATATCCTTCCGAATCAGTTCGATGGTAAGGCGGTGGTTAAGGATGTTGCTACCGATCAGTTTGACGGCAAGGCAACTTTGGGCACTCCTGTCGTGGAACAGTTCGATGGTCAGGTGTTGGTTGAGCAAGCTCCTGTTAATACCTTTGATGGCAAGGCCGTGGTGGTGTTGCCTGTTTACGCTCGCATTACTCAACAGTACGCGGAGGTGGCCGGAAAAGATTTGTCAGACGAAGCTCGTGTCACTCAACAGTACGCGGAGGTGGCCGGAAAAGATTTGTCAGACGAAGCTCGTGTCACTCAACAGTACGCGGAGGTGGCCTGGCGGCCGCCTTTAAACAGGTTTGATGGAAAAGTTCGCATTAAAGATGAAAATACAATTTCCTTTGATGGAGAAGTTCATATTAAGGATGAAAACACAGCTTCATTTGATGGAAAGGCCGTTGTTGAATAGTAAGGGGGGTTGGTTATGGCGATACATCTTATGACAGGATTTGAGGGATGTAATAGTGTAGGAGAATGCTATGCGATTTTAAATGCCTATGCGCTTTATCTAAGTCATGGAAGCAGTAATTTTGAACCGACCGGTGGGTTCAATTCGTCCCGAGGATTGCGGCTAAATGTGGATGATAGCATTGTTGACAACAGAGGAGTTCGTTTACTATGCATTTTGCCAACTGCGCTTGTTGGAAAAACAGTGGCTGCCGGTTGTTATTTTAAGGCGTCTGTTTTGGGGTATAAGTTGGACAATTACGGATCAGGAACAATTCTCGGCTTTCATGGCCCTGATATTAAAATTATGAGTACTTCTATAGGAGGATTGAAAATTTTTCGTGGGTCAACAGAACTGAAGGAAATCGCCGCTGGCCTTGTTGCAAATCAATGGTTCCATATTGAAGTGTGCTTATTTTCAGATGCTTCAGCGGGCACTATTGTAATAAAAGTAAACGGACATGAAATATGTAATGAATCTGGCTTGAATACAGACGGCCAAGATATCACAGGCATTCGATTGAGCTCACCATACACAAAGCATGGCAATTCGTATTATGATAACATCTACTTTGCAGATGAACTCCAGGGAATGCTCCAAATGTCTTTAGCTCGCCCAAACGGTGACTATGACGCGGACGATTTTACTTGTTCATCAGGGACAGATCGTTATGCTTTGATTGATGAGGATTATGACGGCGACGCTTCTTATATTGAAAGCGACACAGTTGGGCATCAAGCTATTTTTGATTATGAGGATTACGCGGCAGGTGGTACTGTTGTTGCTGTTCAAGTGAATACCATAGCAAAACAGACAGATTCAGGCAGATCTATCAAGCATGTTTTTGTTCAAGATTCATCAGTGTATGATGGAGATGAATTTGCTCTTGGATTAGATTATCCTGGGCAAGGTGCGTTGATTCCACCATATTTTGAAGTGTTGAACACTCTTCCAGACGGTTCTGCTTGGACAACGTCTGGTTTTAACGATCTTAAAATCGGAGTTGAAGTGAGCGCGTAAGGAGAAGCAGTCATGGCCAACATAGAATTTTTTACCGGTTTTGATGGGATGGGCACCACTGCCGATATGTATGCTTTTTTCGAAAATAGAGGCACAATAGATAATACGTATAATGCTTTTCTTGATACCACCAATGGCTATAACGATTCTCATTGTTTACAATTGAAAGCAACTCTTACAAGAGATGCGCCTTGGATAGAAAAAGAAGTCATTGCAGGAAAAGTGAAGACCATAGGATTTCATTGTAAAATACCCGATAGCAATATCTATGCTTCGACGTTGGTCACGATCCGTTTTTCCTCTGGACGGAATTACTACGTGAAGGCGCCCGCTGGTGGGGAAGGCATTAGTATTTATGAACACAGTACAAAGCTCGCGGATAGTGGCGGAATCGGCGTTCCTGGCACTCTTAGCCATCTTGAAATAAAAATGCATAGCGATTCAGTAAATGGGTATTTCGGTGTGAAGTTAAACGGGATTTTGATCATTGATTATTACGGCCCAACTAACGGTTCCGATGTTATTGCGTTTCGTCTTCACGGATTGAATTGCGTGGATCTTAAAGTGTATAACAGTTATTTCGACAATCTTTTCATTGCTGATGATTGGGTTGGAGAATGCCGGGCCGTTGTAAAGCGCCCTTCACAGGATATTATTTCCGAGTTTGAACCGAGTAATGTAAGCGCATTCAATTATACAATGGTGAATGATGCGGGCGGGCACGACGCTGATGAGACTTACAATGAGACAGAAGACAGCGCCATTGATCTTTTTGAATTCGAAGATTTCGATCAGGATGTGTCCATTAAGGCCGTAAGTCTTGTGGGTGTCGCCAGAAAAACAGATGTGAGCGAATACCCGGTTATGTTTCGGTTTTTGGCACATGACGGCGATGTTTCTTGGGATTCTTCCGGCGCTGTTGATTCTTCCGGTTCCGGCGACTCTTCATTATCTTCTGAGGAATATAATGAATTGATCGAAGAAATGTATTACGGCAATGAATACGCGCTTGATACGGTGTACCCGCAGGCACTTAATTCTGGCTATTTTCAATGTTTTTCACAAACCCCCAACGGAGAAGAATGGACAAAAGAGGTTTTTGAAAACTATCTATGGGGTTATTGGGGTCGGGTACCGGTGCTTTCCACCACCAATTTTGACGGCAAGGTGAAACTTATCCGGGATCTGAATTTCGACGGCAAAGCAGAGGTGACAGATGGAACTTAATGATGCCATAAAACAAGCATACGAGTTCGCCCCTGCGGACGAAATCTACTACGATACACTTCAGTTAGATAATGACTGTTTCACGGAACCAATCAAGGTAGTGGACAGTTACGAGGAGTTGGTGACGAACCAAGGAACTTTTCTCCCGGTAAGATTTAGTTTCAAGCTTCCCGAAGTGGGCAGTGGCATCCGCGGCCAAATGACCATTACCGTGATGGGAGTGCCTTTGTCTGCGAGAAATATCATTCGGGTGGCGGCTAGCCAGACATACGTGACTACGGTGACCTACCGTCAATATCTCAAAGGCGACATGGACCCCAGTGCGTATTTTCCAGTGCCGTTGTCGGTGCAAAAAATTGTTGAGAATTATGATGGAATAGAATTCACGGCAGTCGTGCCGGATCTGACAGCGCTGTATTTCCCCCGTCGTCTGATGGATACCACCAATTTACCAGGGGCGCGATTCTAATGGAACACTGGTCTGACAAATACATTGGGCTGCCTTGGACGGAGGAACAAGACTGCTTTTTCCTAGTGAAAGAGGTCCAGGAAAAGGAATTCGGAAGAGATATTTTCGTGGATATCCCGCATTTTCAGACGCACAAGAATCCCGCCCTGTCCATTGCCAAGCTGTTGACAAATGAACAATTTGTCAAAAAGCTGAAGACTGTACACTGGTATGAAGTGGATAAAGCATCTGATGGAGACATCCTATTTCTATCCCAACGGACGGTCCCGCATCATGTTGGAGTGGCGGCTTTCGTGGGCCATCAAATGGAAGTGCTGCATTCTTTGGATGGAATTGGTGTTTTGCGAAGTACAATGCTGTCTTTGCGTGCCAACGCCTGGAAGGTAGCTAGGATTGTGACATGGAGATAAAACACTGCTGGAATCCAATAACGCTGTCTGATGGGGATTGTAAAGCATATAATATTCCGGATCGCACCACTCCCAATCAGATCATTCAGGAATGCGGTCTAACTTTTCGGCGGCCGTTCATTTTGATTGTCAATGGCGAAGCAATTGATCGCAACGAGTGGGATGTCTTCTTCATTTATGAGGAAGACACGGTTCATTTTGTTGAATTGCCTGGGTTTGGTGGCGGTGGTGGTGGCAGTAACCCATTGCGAGCGCTCGCTTTCGTTGGATTGATGCTCCTTGCCCCAATGGTGGCGCCTTTGCTAGGTGCGACAAGTCCTTTCTGGTCTGCCGTAATTACTGGATTGGTGACTATCGGCGGTTCCATGCTGATCAATGCCCTGCTACCGCCGACGTCTCCGACGGGGCCATCGTTGCCGGAGGTTGACCAGCCTTATTATCTACAATCATCCAATCAATTACGCCTGGGATCGCCTTTTGTTGAGCATTTTGGACGTATTCGTCTTTTTCCAGATCTTGTTCAGGGGAGCTATACGCAGTATGAACCGATTGGAGTGGTGGGGCCGCAGGACCGGGTCATGCAGCATCTATATTTTCTTGGTGTGATTGGTGTCGGAGAATATGATATCGAGGATGTTTGTATAGACAAGACCCCCATTGATGATTTTGCGGGTTCTTCATATGCGATCATTGAGCCGGGCGTCATTCCCAGTATTGTATCCTACGTTGTTTATACAACGACTGCAATCAGTGGACAAGAAGTGCCTGACGAAGATCCGCTTGTGGCGATTGTTAACCCGGCAGGAACCTCTATTTGGAAGATTTCTTTAGATATCACGTGGCCGGGCGGTTTTTACTACATGGGAGATGAAGGAGATCTTGGCCGGGCGGGGATGAGAATTTATGCTTCCATAAGGACTGTCGGCAACGATGGGACTCCCATTTCTTCTTGGTCGCAGGTGGTAAACAAACTTTGCTATGGCAGTTACCCGGAACCTACTGCGGTGACTATTGAGTTTTTGACTCCTGACCCCACTGCGCGGTACGAGATTCGCGTTTGGCGGTCAGAAAAAAACTTTGACCGCCATGTTTGCTATACCTGTTATGCTGGCGATATTCGAGCTTTTGGTCCTTCGCAAGGAAGTTACGGCGACGTGACTTTGCTGGAAGCTCGACTGCGTGCTAGCAAACAACTCACTGGCCAAGTCACGAACAAGATAAATGTAATCGCCACGAGAAAGCTTTATCAAGTAGAAAGTTCGGGTTTTGGATCTGTGAAAATTCCCACTCGTTCGCCCGTGGACGCTGCTGCGTATGTAGTAACATGCGATAATGGAGGCCGACAACCGGATACTGTGGTGGATTGGGAAGCAATGGTTGAATTAAGGAATACGCTGGAATCTGCTGGTTACTACTTTGACCACCGCTTTCAGCAGCGTGTTTCTGTGATGGAAGCAATTTCCACAATTGCGTTGGTGGGAAGGGCCTTTCCCTATATGCCGGGCGGGAAATTTACATTGATTCAGGATCGAGAACAAGCGAGCCCAGCCAGAAAATTCACCCGTGATGATTATACTGAAGGCAGTTTCAGCATTGAACACCTGTATCGAACAGCAGATTCTCCAACTGGGGTGGAAATTCATTACATTGACGCGGACACGTGGCAATCGGATAAGGTGGTGTGTTATGATCTTGTTGGCAGCACAGAAAACCTGGCGGTCAGGGATTTGACGGGCTGCACCAACCGGCAACATGCCTATGATATTGGCATGTACCTATACAAGGAAGATCGCTATAATCGTTCCTTTGTTTCTTTCACGACCGGATTGAAGGGCCACTTGCCGATACCGAGTGAGCGCGTGCTAGTAGAGCTACCTTCCGTAGATTTCCAACGATCTGGATTCATTCATAAGATCGACGGTTCCAACATTCATTTAAGTGAAGAAGTTGATTTTGGCGATAGCGAAACGGGCTTGTTATACCTGTCTGATAACACAGGGGGGTTACTTGGGCCGTTTACTGTTTCCCCTGGTGCCGAACCCCATATCGTCGTTGGTGATCTTGGTGAATACGACGATTCTTCCTCTGCACAAAATGCTACTTTAGAAGAAACTCCTGATGGCGCGGTAAAATATCTGTTTGCTCTGAATGTTTCCGAAATGACATCAATTCGTGTAACCAAGGTCGAACCTGCGGGGCAAAACAGTGTTCGCATCAGCGGTAGTATTTACAATAGTGAGGTGTATTTGGACCCCGGCACCGCCCCGGAAAGTGGCGTGCCGATGACCGAATACATTGAAGGTGTCCGTTTCCAATTTTACGGTGTGGTGGAAGACAATTGGCCTATTGGTGGAGACTATATTTATTATATTCAATGGCAAGGACTCGCCACCGAAGTCCGGATTGAACTGGATATCGGAACTGGGTACACGATTGTAGCGGATCATTTTACAGAAGCATACAAGACCATTACTACGTTTGGGCCAGAACCTTACGTAAGGATCACACCTTACGTAAACGGGGTACTGCGCACTTCGATGGCCGAGGTGTTGGAATCAGATGCTATCCATACGCCGCAGAATGTTGATATAGATGTGAGCGGTTTTGGCCTTGGTGTAACCATTACGGCATCGTGGGACGCCGTGACGGATGCTGTATCATACATTGTTTACTTGTATTCAGGCAGCACTGAGCAGGGGCATTTTTATACTGCGGGCACTTCTTATACTTTTGATAAAACCAGCGCGTCTCGGTCTTATGATGTCTATGTGGCGGCAGTTGATGCGGCCGGTTTCCGAGGTTTGGCCGGTCATGCTTCTTATTCACCACCAGCCGAAGAAGCGCCAACGCAGTCTGATTGGGAACTTTACGGGGGAGGACCATAATGTCAGACTTGAAAATTTCATGGGCTGCGGTTGAGAGCACTGAATACCCGGATCAAGTGGGCTATGTGATTTATGAACGTGTATTGGATTCTGCCGACCCGGATGATTCCAGCTTTGATCCGGATTTTGACCCCGCTACCCAAGGCACGGAAGTAGCGGTGCTTTACCCGCAATACCTTGGCGGAGACGCCTATGTCAGCGCTCAAACCTATGTGATTTTAAGTGGTTATGATTTGAGCCCCGGCAATTACTATTCTTTTAAAATCGCTGCTTGGAATCCATCGGTTACTTATGAAAGTCCGGAAGCATTGAATTGGTCAAGTGTGCTGGAAGTCGATACATGATTGCGCACAAAATGAAAGGAAGCATAGCATGAAATTCCTCCAGTTTCTTCTTAAATTGATCCTTTGCAAACCGGTCCTCCAGGCCATCGCAACCAAATTGGATGGCTATAAAACCGTGCTGGGCTTTGCTGGTTCGGGCCTACTGGCAGTGGTGTATTTCATTTACACGCTGTTTCCTGATATGATAGACCCATCCGTGGTAGATCCCAAAACCATAAACACTGCGTTGGAAGCTGCCGTAGGATCGTTTCTTGCTTTGGCATTTGGCGGAATGGGGCATAAAGTGATAAAAAAGAAAAGAAAAGAAGAAGACATTGAGCGGCAATTAGAAGAACTGAAAAAGAAGATTCAAGAATATGAACAATCCAACGGCACCATTACGAGTAATTACACGGAGTATGAACAACATTGAAATTCCACGATAAATGGGAAATCGACCCAGTGCGAGAAAAAAAGCCTTTGCGGATAGGGGTTACTCTTCCATTGGATCGTTACTGGTGGCGCAAATGGTTGCGTCGCGTTCATAAAACCCTAAGTAAGAGGAGGAAGTAAAATGCAGATTCTTCAAATGGTAAAGTGGATCTTGAGCATCGTGCCGGAAATCGCCAACATCATCGTCATGCTGGAAAAAACCCTGCCGCAAGCCAAGGTAGGCACGGAGAAGCTGGCAGCCTTGCGAGGGATTCTGCTGGCAGCCTACGAGGGGATCGATCTTGTATGGGGGTCCATCGAGAAGATCGTAAAGGTTCTGGTCGCACTGTGGAACAAATGCGGCTGGCCAGTAGAAGAAGAGGCGCCGCAGCCCCCGGCACCGTCCGATTAAATTAATTTAAAAGCGTTTGTTTGGCCGAATGCCCCTATCCGTTATTGGATAGGGGCATTGGATTTGGATGGGTATGGTTGGTGGGAGATTATGGAGGCGGATTTACAAACGCTCAACCCACAGCAGCACCAGCAGAACCGCGAGAACATTCAGCAATATTATTCCAATGAGATCCCAAAGCATATTCATGATCCTAGCGGAAAAAAATTCGTGCTGCAATTATATCATTCGTCGTATTGATGTCAATCCATTGGGAATCTTTTTCCAGTGGCAATCCATAGATTGGCAGTCGGTAGTGAATGAACCGGAGTTGTTCTAGTCCTTCTTGTTTTTCCAATTCCACCTGTCTGAGCCAATGAAAATGCCATAGCGATGTTTCGTTGAAAGTGTAAACCCCACAATGCCGATATGCATATGGAAACCAATGTCGTGTAAAGTACACCAACAAACACCCAGCGCCTCTGATTGCATAAACAGCGCTATCCGAATGTCGTTCCCTTTCGTACACGTCTCTGTATAAAGTACACATAAAAGGGCCGTCGTGCTTTGTAGGAACATTAAGCAGTTCCAATTTTTTCCAGGTTTCCTTGGGCACCGCAATATTATCGCCCTGGAAATTAATGGCGAAGTCCACGCCTTCCATCAGGTTTGGATATCGCTTCACTGCCACCGCGATTCTGTCCGTTCCGCAGTGGCAGTATTCTTCATCCGTTTCATTTGTTAAAACTAAATCAAATTTTACTGAACGATCAATGCCTTTCATCAACGCCGCCGCATCGGCCTTGGGGCAAACCAATACGGGCCGTTGCGGGCATTGTTCAATGGCTCGTTGGATTACCGTCTTGCCGCAAATGTCAATTAGCGGTTTGTTTGGCAGCCTGGATGAACCCAAACGCACGGGGATGAAAATTTGGTAATTCATTCTGCCCCTCTATTTTCCATTATTGTAGTGTCATTCTGTCAGCTTCTTTCATCAATGCACTTTCTTTTGATGCGTTTTCCGTTAATTTTGCTATCAATGCAACATAAAACAAGGGGTTATTTTGTTTAATATTTTCGATTAATGAAAATATTAATGCGGTATAGTGTTCAGTAGTGCCGTAACTTATTGTTTTATAGCCATTGTCGTGTTCAAAAGAAAACAAAAATGACGGCAATTCCTCAGCATTTTCCAGCTTTTCGTATATCTTATGCAGTTCTTTTAGTGTCATTTTTCTTCCTTCTTTATATTCAGCGTTCTTTGTTTCCTTCTGTTCGTTATTATTTTAACCACGCATTAATTTCCACAAAAATGATAATTAAAAATAATGATAATGCTGTCCAAATGCCTGTTTCAGTGTAAACACCAAAAATAAGGGCCAATGATAAAATCCATCGTATTATAGGTGTTCTCATTATTACTCCCCCTTAGGCCTCAAGGCGTCGCTGTTTTCACCTAAATATTTTTGAAGATTAGATAATCATTTCCGTCGAGCCAAACCGGCGAACACGCCCGACGGAAATGTTCCGTTTTTCCAGTTGGCCATCCCCTTTCTCATCAATGATATATTTTATAAACGCCGGTTATTCCCAAAACCGCCTGACCAGAAGCCAGCCAAGTGATGACATAAACCACGCCCATGCTTCCCACCACGTACTTTTGCGACGAAAAAACACAATACAAAGAAATGTCAAACTAATCCCAATGCCAACGGTGGATATTGTGGTGGGTGTCATTTTATTTTTCTCCAACACTTATTCAGCGTTTCGTTTTTGCATTCCGTGACTATCAGTATCCATTGGCTAATCACATTGTTCATTGTATTACTACATTTTCCGGCATTTTTGATTGAGATGTTTCTTCCTTTTCCTTGGCGCTTATTATGTAATCCAACAGCCTTAGTAATAACAAAACATGAATGTATCTATTGCCCCGCTCAATTTTTTTTATCAACGAAAAAATCAACGAAACATCGTGGGCGAAACTGCTTCGTCCAATGGTGGCAATGCTGCCTTTTTCTTCATAAGAAAATATGAACGAGGGATTCTTTTCATCATCTTTGATTGCATCCAATTCCATATATATTTTTTTCATTCTTTTTGTTGTTTTATTCATCGATCTTCTCCTTTCGCTGCCTTGAGTTTGGGTACCAGGAATCCGGATAGGAATCCGGAATCGAAACCCATCCCATGCCACCGCACCCGTGGCAGATAATGGTGTAGGCCGTGCTGTCCGCATTGACCTTTCCACTTCCTTTGCAAACCGGGCATATTTCTGCGTGTGCCATTTTAATAATCCTCCTTTTCGGACTCCTCCCCGATAATAGCTTTGAAGTGGTCCCATTCATCTGGAGTGGCATTGTAGTAGTTGAGCAATTCCGCAGTAAACCCGATCAGTTCTTGAAGTCTGGCCCCGGCTCGTTTGGCGCGTTCTGCTGCTCGGGTTGTCTTTCCCTCCGTCCATTTTTCCATGGCTTCTTCCACGACCTCGTTTACGGGCGAATAAACCAATTTATCTTCAGTCTTCATAACTTCCCCCTAAACAAATATTTAATCCTTTGCCGAAAGGAAGCATTTTTGTAAACAGACAATTCTATTTCCCTCGCTTCCAAGCACATCCAAGTCTTGTAGTAGGCGTTCTGCGTTGCGGTAAATCTTTTTTCCAAATCTTCCCAAGCTTCATACAATAACCCGAGAACATCCTGTGCTTGCTTTGAAGCGGCGACAACAACCTTTTCGCCATCTGGTCTGGTGAACTTTCTTCCTTTGATGAGTTCTACGCAAAACTCCGCTTGTGTTGGATCAACGCAATTATCGTAAACCTCAACGGGGTCCATATCTGTCTCGAAGAAATCAATGTTCTTAATTACAATCAATTTCTTTACCTCCGTCTATTAATTGTTTTCAGGCTCGGTCCCAACTCCCAAAAATGTTCGTCAACAAGCTGCGAATACTCGACTGGCAAATCTTTGGAGTGTTCTTTGATGTAATTGTATAGCTCCTGCAATTTAGTTTCGGCTTGCTCAGTTGTCATGATTCGCTCCGTCAGCATGTTTTCCTAGTCATCAAGCCACCCAAGATAATCAAGTGTGGCGATAATGTGTTTTTGCATATTTTCAGGAATATGGTATCTTTCGAACGCCTTGGGTAAAGAATCTTTGAAGGAAAGATTTGGGCTTCTTCTGCTTGCCGCCTTCCAATCCGCCAACATTTCCAGAATATCCAACAAATTCATGTCAGCAAACCCACCTTCATGAAAGCCGGTATGATGCCTGTTGTTACAATAGTGGTGATCAATGGCGGGCTTGATTGTATCAACACATTCTTGATATTCTGGACTGCCGTAATTGGCCTTTTTGAATTTTGGCCTTGTTTTTACAAAAGCATCAAACTCGAATTCTTCCAGCTTTGATCTATCGTGTTTAACGCCACGTTGCTCAAGATCGGATCTCATAACAGCAAGGTTTTCTGCAACCTCGGAAATATGCCGCAAAATGTCAGTTAAAACTTCAAGTTCTGTATTCATGCTTTTATTCCTTTAACCAGTTGGATGTCTTTTTCTAATTAACAACTTCAAGTTCGTCATTCCTTCCTATCTTAGGAGTCTTCCAATGCACTGTTAAGTGCTTCGCAAAGTGTATCTCGAAATCTCACGTCTTTGGGGCTACTGCTGCTGCCCAAGTCGCCGTAAAGAGGGCTGCACACAGTCCGTTTCAACCAATGAGCTTCTTCTACGCTCATTTCAAGCGTAACCTTTTTTGTTAAATCAACTTTCATAAAGCCTCCTTTTAGTTTTGCTGACGGGCCGGGATTCCCCGCCCCGGCTCCTGCTATGCGGTCACCGCCGTCAGCAAATTGCTACATCCAATGACCATATCGCGCATCATGCGGCAACTTGGGCACATCGTCCCACGTAAACGGAAGCTCCAGTTGAATAGGTGGAGCCTTTCGGGCATTGATCATGCGAAAATGTATATGAAATAATTTCAACCACTGCTCTTGTTCCGATTTTGAAATAGAAACAAAGTCTTTGGCGATATGAGCGCTCATCGTCCCACCTCCACCACGTTATCCGCAGCCTCTGCCAGCTTTTGCGAGTGCGTTACCATAATAAACTGCACTCCGGCCTGTTCCGCTATTTCTCGTAGCACCTCCCCAGCTACGGGGTGTAAGTCTTCCTGCAAAAACCTGAACGGCTCATCCATCAACATAATGGGCCGGGGCCTGGGTCGCAATTGGCCCCACAAGGCCACCCTAAGCCCCCAGGCGGCCACTTCGACCGGCCCACCACCCGCTAATAGCTGCCCACTTGGCAATACCGGTTTAAAGCGCTGTCCTGAACGTTCGAATTGTATTGTAGCATCTATGGTGCCACGAGCAGTAGGTGTAAATTCAATCACCACCCGGTACGGATCAGGAAATACCGAACGCAATGCGTGAGAAGCCACTGAAGACAGTCGTGCGGAGATTCGTTGCTGCAACGATTCGCCCACAGTAGTTACAATTGTCATGGCGGCTTCGCACAAACGCTTTTGCCGCATGGCTTCCTTGCGATTGTCCAGCGCTTCGGCCTTTTGTGCTTCGTACACGCTGCGTCTTCCGGCAGCTTCGGCTACTTTTGTTTTCAACTCCGCGAGCCTATTCACCGGCCAACTCCTCGATCTCATCCAACAGTTTGTTCAATTCCACCTGCACTTTTTCCAACTCTTTTTTCCACTTGTTTACTACCTTTTGTGCTTTGGCTCGGTCTTTGGTCTTGGTCAGCTTTTCTAGTTCATCCTCCAACCCTTCGATGCGTCCCCAAAGTTGATCGACATTACTCTGCGCTTCCGCCAACATTCGTTCATATTTTTGAATTCGCTCTAGTTTATCCATTTTCATTATTCCCCCAGTATCTTCCTTTGGACTTCCGCCCGTGTTTTGCGTTTCCGGAAATAGGTTTCCAACGCTGATCTAAAATCCAATTCATCTCCATCCACTGCCGCATCCAACAATTCGCCCACAGCTTCCAAGTTTCCCGCCCATGCCGCAGCTAATTCTTCCTTGGAAGTGTCTATCACTGCTTTTGGATTATACGGTGGCTCTGCCCGCTCCACCTGCCCATCTTCGTAGTAATAGAACCCTGGTGCGTGAGTCTCAGTCGTGCGCTGCCGTGTCATGCTGCCGGGGTTCACCAACCAGCGCCCCTTGTACTCTTCTACAAAAGGTTGATGGTTATCTCCGGTGACGATCAGATCGTACTGTGGAAATTGCTTGAGCAGTTTCTTGGCCATTGTCGCTGATTCTGCTTGTCCCGGATATGTAGCATCCTTTGGGTCCTTTAGCACCATTAAATGAGCCACTGCAACGCGGGCTTTTTTCTGGCTTTTTTGTATCTTTTCGCCCCAAGCGAACCCTGCTACGTGATCTATACAATTTCGCACTGCGCCTGCTGCTAATAAAACGCCTAAATTACTGCGGTGAAGTTGATTCAACTGGTGGTATGGCAAATCATGCTGCCCTGGAATTACAAATATCGGGACATTGGACCATTTATTAAAAACATTGATAACCCGCCAAAACATCCAGGAAGGCCAGCCCGTGGCTCGGTGGCAAATATCTCCCGCCATTAAAACAGTGGCGTGTTTTTTGTCCGCAAACTCAAGGATAAAAGACAATTTCTTGAGTTGGGTATCCACCCATTCGTCGGTGCTTTCCGCTCGACATAACGGCTTGTCCGGCCGTAGGTGCAGGTCCGCACAGCAGACATATCGCATTTTGTTATTCCTTTCTTATGAATCATTCTTTTAGCGGCATGGCGTTTTCCATGTCGAGCATCTGCTGCCATAGGTCGGGAAAGTGCCGGCGTAGAGTTCTCAGCTCTCCAAGACGCTGAAGCGGGCAACAGAAACACGACACGCGGTCCCACGGTAAAAACACCCCTATTTCATTTCAAGCCACTCCCTGATAATCAGCGGGATAAAGTCGTCAAAGTCATCCACTTCGCTGACCTTTATTCCCCAGGTTGCCATCCGGCGCAATAGCGATAGCGGGACAACATGGATGGCCGATAGGCCGGGAAGTGCCATAGACTCGTTAAGATCGATAGCCGTTCTGTTGTCTTCGTAGTGCAACTTGCAGGGCAATAACTTTTTCATTTAATCACCTTCCCTGATCTGCTGCTACTGCCTCCATGCCATGCTTGTACCCGTGCATGAACGCCATCAGATAGTGAAACCCGATCCTGGCAATCTCATCCCCTGCCGCGCCGTGAGTCTCAAGCACTTGGCGGATGTGCTGCCAGTGGTGATCTGCGAGCTTCGCTGCCGTCAGATAGTGAAACCCGATCCTCGTAATCTCGTCCTCTGT